AACTCTATGTTAGCAGGTAACCGAGTAGCATCATTTATCCCACCATCAGAGGTGACAGCATACATCATAAAAAATAAATTTTTAGAGGTGGGAGAAATAGCATTATCATTAAACTGGATAGTAGCCGGGACCATCTTAGTAATGTCGATTCTCTTAACAGCATTGAGCTTGAAATCGTTATTAGCAAAATACTGATTGTTAGCATTACCACCTGTACCGGTAGAAGAAGCATAACCAATCTTATGAGTCCATCGTTTCTTTATCGTCCAGTAATCTGTATTAATTACACTGATGATATCACGTAACGAACCAACTGGTGCGGTAGCAGAAGAACCAGATTGGAATAACTGCTGAATGTCTAAACCAGCAGGAGCGAAAGATGGTGTATTTTTAACGTAACCTAACATAAGCTGAACCTCAACAGGCTGAGGAAAAGGGTTACTAGCAGAAGAATAAATGGTGGGTCTCAAAACATAGTTAAGGTATACTTTACGGGTCTTTATTTGGTTGCCGACACGATTACCCTGTGCGACACCCTGCGTTATACCCCAGTACCCAGACAACGGGCACATTGGATAAGCGTTAAAGTCAGGACTTTCATTAACGTTACCAAAAGAAAATCCACCATTAATTTGAATGGACTTGTTTTCTATCTGAGCGTGAACAGTACGCTTAACATACTTCTTCACAGCAAGGGAGACCTTACGGGTAGACCGTCTCTTAACAGGACGCCTTTTAAAACCGCGAGGTTTTCGGCCATATAGCTTTTTCCTAAACATTATATATAAAATAACCATGAGAAAATAATTTTTACAAAAAAACGAATTCTTTGTAAAAAAAAAAAATAAAATTTTGCTTATTGCTTTTCAAAACAACAAGCATTTATATTTCACCTTCGTAAGCCTGAAGGCATAGATTATCGTCTATAATCCAAACATTCCATCGGTCATTTGAGAGCATACTAAGCTCAGGAGGGATGTTTGAAAAAACCCAAATTTGGGGGGCATGAATCCACCATTTCTTATAGCTGTATCGCATATCATAAAGCTTCCCTTTTTTTATCTGCTCAATAGCACTGAACATACCATACAACCTAGACTTATCTAATGCCCTAGGCATATCGATTAACATACACTTCGGGTCACGTGTCCGCTCGTAACACTCGTCACACACAACCTGAAGTAATTCTTTCATGTCATTAACCGGGGGAATATCTATCCCTCTGCCATGAATTTCTATTATAGAAGCAATAGAGCTCTTACCACGACACCCTTCTGGGTCGTAGATAAAATTTATACCTCGTGGATTACGGTGGTCACAGGAATTCCAGATAGTCTGCTGAAATGGATGGAGCTTATCTAATATGCCCTCATATTGATAGGGCATGAAAAACTCCTGTACACGCTCGTCCCAAGGTCCTTCAACACGTGTTTCTTCTTTACTAACGTAAAATAAATCGCCAGCGTAATACGTGGCATTTACTGTCGGCTCCAAGTAATTTGGCACCGGCATTTCACCGAACATCTTCATCAACTCAGTCTTACGATGCTTCTTAATTAACGAGAACCGACCCTGGTAATGTAGGTAACCAGTCGTTTCTCCACTTTCCAATTGGAATGTATAACGCTTAGCAATCTTTCGGAGCGTGCTGATAATAAGGTCCTTATCCAGTCCCTCAGCAGAACTGCGAAAATCATACATAGCACAAGCATTCATTTGTATAGTATGTCTGAAGAAAATAATTTGGCGATAAATCTGGAATAACACAAATTATTTTCCTTAATATATTAATTTAAACTGTTGGCACACTTGGCACATTTTATTGGATGGACCCGCGTAGCCACGCGGGACGTGCTGACTCCTTCGTCGCCCCAGGATACTCCAAAGCGGTCTTCGCCGCTTCGTAGCATCCGTGACCGCACGGGTAGAGGGGAGCTTCGCTCTATCTTCTTGCTTTTTGCTTTTAATATCAATAACCAACTGAAATTAAAATTTGCTTTTTGCTTTCGAAACCATTAAGCATCTTCGAAACCGAAATCTACCCAGAACTCTATGTTAGCAGGTAACCGAGTAGCATCATTTATCCCACCATCAGAGGTGACAGCATACATCATAAAAAATAAATTTTTAGAGGTGGGAGAAATAGCATTATCATTAAACTGGATAG